ACTGCATGCAACTTCCGGCTGCGAGAGATAAAGACGGAAGGAATAAGGCCGCCAGGATGATTGCAAAAAGGATTTTTTTCATTTTTCCGTCCTCAGTGTGTGGCGGGCATCGTGGGGACTACCCGCCAGAAAGGGTTAATTAAACAAGTGCCTCAACATAAGCGCCATCCGACAAGGGGGTGTAGAAGACGGAAAACTTAACCGTTCCGTCTGTACAATCCGCCGCCGCCGTCAGGATGCCAATCGTCCCCACGCCGCCATCCGTGCCGACGATCTGAGGGGCCGGGTTAATATCGGAAATGCCGGGGGTTGCCGTAAGGACCGCTGCCGTCGCTACGGCTCCACCTACCCACATGATCCTCTTGCCAACGGCCAACTTCGCCACGGATGCCGATGCCGCGCACATAGGCTGGGCGGCAATGGACGGGGTGGTGGATGTAAAGGTGTAGAGCACCGTGGCCGCGCTGTCGGATATGGCCTCGGTCACTTCACCAAAAAGCAGATGAATCCTCACACGTCCGTGGACGGTGAACAGTTCAGTCTGGTTCTGGTGGATATATGTCTCAGCGGCAAGAGCCCCGGTATCGACACGAATGCCGTTTATCAGGTCTCCGATCCGCTCCAGCGTTGAAGGGTTGTAATTCATTTCGTCCTCCTTATGGAAAGGAGCGGGACCGGAGCCCCGCCCCGGTTAAATTACGCCAGCGCGGTGACTTCGGTGCCAGAGAGATATCTCGGTTCAAGGGCCGCGATTACGATGGCCTGTCCCGTTGCGCCGCCCGGGTCCGTGAAATCAAGGGTGAGCCACTTCTCGCCGTTTGCGATGTCCATCGCAGCCGCGTCGATGTAAACCTGCAACAGATAGTTGTCGTATGTGCCATGAGTCAGGGTGAGTCCTGTTGCCGCGCAATCCATCCAATCGCCAAATACATCGCAGTTTGCGCTTCCTTGAGCCGCGCCGCCGAAACGATACTTGAACGGCAGAGCGGATGTGCAGGCCGCGTCGGTTGCGCCAGAATATGCAATGAGGACAGGACTGGCCGTGCCGATGTCATACAACTGAATCAAATACGTACAGCTATGAAAGTTCGACATGTTAATCGAGTCTGACAGATTGCTGGCCGCTGTATTGAAATCAATATCAACGCCAACGGGAGAATATTTTACATTTTTCGTTATCATGGTTATTCCTCCTTATTGAATGCCCGGGCCGGAACCCGGGCTGTTAATGGTTAGGCTCTTGCATCCAGGGTAACAAAATGGGACAGGGTATCGCTGCCCTTGTACGGGGTGAGGGCGCTCGCTCTTTCGGGCTGGCCGTCAACTCTCATGACGAAGCGGAAGACCGACTCGTCGTACAGGAACTGAACATGGATGCTCATGTCGGACTGAATGCCGCCCTTCTCGGCCAGGATGTACCCGCCCAGATCGGCGAAGATGATGTCGCCCTTGTCGCCCAAGGTCTGGCACTGCTCGATGGCAATGACCGGACGGCCAAACAGCGTCGCGTAAGGAGACTGAGAAGCGCCACCAGCGGGCATATAGACCGGAACGCCACCCGTACCGACGGCCATGGACATCTGCATCAACTGAGGCTCCACGTTCTGGTTGATGAGCCACACGGCGTTATTCCGGCTCTGTGCGAACAGGCGGGCATACATCTTGACGACGTTCTCCCACACCAGGGTGTCGGCTTTCTGACCGGCTTCCTTGGCGACGGAAACCAGGCATCCGGCGTTAAGAATTCCGAGAGGCTGTCCCGCACCAGTCCCGTTGATGATGGCATCGTCGAGCAGAAATCCGAATTCGGCGGGGAATGCTTTTCGGATGAATGACTCAAGGGCTGTAGCATCCTGGAGCAATTCGTCCGTCGCGTAGCAAAGGCCGATCAGCTTCTTGAGATTCAATTCAATCTGCCGGAATTTCGGCTTGCTTGCCGTTTTCTGGGCCGCTTCGTCTTTCCAGTAACCGACCACGCCGCCGAAGCGGGTGGATGCCCTGGATGTCTCGTCAACGCCGTTAATCTTGATGCTGTTGCTGTTCCCGGAAATCTGCATCCGGCGGCAGCGGGGGGCAAGAATGCCCGTCTGGTAAACCTGTTCAAGGAGTTCATTGCTGAAATCCTGCTGGACCAGGAACCCGCCATCCGAGGGAACGGTTTCCCCGAGGCCGGTTGCGGCGTTAAACAATCGCGGATCGGCATGGCCTCCGGGCATTCCAGCTTTCATGACGGCGAACATCTGCTCGCCGATGGTGCGGAACTTCTCTTTGTCCGCCATCTGAAGGGAAAGGGCAGGGCGTTTCTCGACGGTAACAGGATCGGCAGGCTTGTTCATAGCCGCGTTCAGGATCTCGCTTTCCTCAAGCGCGGATACCATGTCCTGCGTCTTTTTGATCGACGCATTGAGGTCTTTGATTGAATTGACTTCATCCACGGTCAAGTCGCGGTTCTCCGTGGCTGCCTTCGCGGTGACAGCCGACACGAGATCCATCGCGTCTTTAATGTCTTTCTTATATTGGGTCAGTGTTTTCATTTTATTCTCCTTGTGGTTGTTTATTGTTCTGGTTCCCTGTATTTCGCTACCAAGGCGGCCAAGTCGCCAATAACCTTTCCCGGCCCCTCAACGTCCCGCTGAGGTTCGGGTGGATCGGCAACGGTCAAATCTTCGTCCCGAAGATCCTCACGATACCCTTCCGCAAGAATGGCTTTAGCCTGTTTGTAGCTGCACCCTGCGTCCCGTAAGGCGCGCTCCATTTCCCTTGCCGTAGGCATTTCTTTATTTGCCGCAATGTCGGACGGCACATTCCTGAATTTCATCTTCTCCATGACCGGCGCAAACTTCGCGCACGCCGCCATGTCCATTTTCCCGCTTATCTCATCGACAAACCCAAACTCCATGGCTTCATCCGCGCTCATCCAAGTTTCAGCGTCCAGAAGGGGTTTGATTTCATCGTCTGCCTTTCCGCTCTTCCCCGCATATGTGCCGATGATCGACCTGGATACCTTGTCCAAGACATCGGCCATGCTCCGCATTTCTTCTGCCGTCCCCATGACAAAACCGAATGGGTTATGCATCATGTAAAGAGCGTTCTCGGCCATGATGACCTTGTCACCAGCCAGGGCAATTACTGAGGCAATGGAAGCGGCGAGTCCGTCAATGTAGGTCGTGACGTTGGCCGGGTGCTGCTTGATGAGATTGTAAATCGTGATCCCGTCAAACACTTCGCCGCCCGGGGAGTTGATATGAAGGTCGATTTGAGAGGCGGAAATTTTGGAGAGTTCCTTCTGAAATGACTTCGCCGTGGTTCCCCCTCCGGTCCAGAAGTCCTCACCGATCTGCTCATAGATCCATATCTCCGCCTTCTCGGGCGACTTGTTTTTGATTTCAAACCACGTCTTCATGGCTGTCCTCCTGCTTCATCTTGTTCCAGATCCGGAATGTCCGGTAGCTGCTTCGGTTCCGGTGGCTTTCCTGCATTCTCCAGACTCGTCATATTCAGCGGCACAAGATGGATATCGCCGCCCGGTATCGGGTCCATCTCTTCCAGGGCCCGTATTTCATTAATCGACAGTGCGCCGATGTTGAACATTTCCTTGTAGAACTGGCCGCGCCCCGCTGCATCGGCCCTCAGTATCCCCTCAGCATTGTGCTTGAAGTAATACCGTCCCCTGCCCGATAGATCGCGATCATACGGAGTTAATAATTGCATGTTGTAGTGTTGCTCCAGACGGATCAACCAGGGCAGGAGACTGTCCGCGTAGAAACTTCTCTGTTCGCTTTCGATATTGTTGAATGATGATCGTGTGAGGTCTTTCAGCTTGTGGGGCGGGAGATTGAACCATCTGGCGATTTCCGGGATCTGGAATTGCCTTGATTCGAGGAATTGAGAATCTTCCGGATTGATCGTCACGGCGTGCGCCTTCATCCCCTCTTCGAGAAGCATCAGGCGGTGAGATTTTCCAAGGCCGGAGTAGGTTGCTGTCAGGGCTTCGCGGAGCTTTGCCGGTTCTTTCAGCGTTCCAGGGTGCTCGATGATCATTCCAGGGTGTGTCCCGTTGCCGAAATATTGTGACCCGAAAGTCTCCATCGCCATACCAAGGCCGATTGACTTCCTGGCCATAGCCACAACCGAATATCCCATAAACCCGTCAAACCCGAGGCCGGGAATGTGTAGAATCCTTTCGCGGGGAAGGATTACTTCCTGAGAATCGACGCGCACTCTGTACGTCATCTGCCCCTGTGTCATTCCCGGCGTGATGCGGTTCGGCGGTATCGGCCAGAGTTCGGAAACTTCTCCGTAACCGTTCCGGACTATCTCCGCATAACCATTGCCCCATCCGAGGATATGGGCCATGATGGTTTCGCGTCCCGTCATGGCGGTCATGTAGGGGTTCCATGCATCGTGCATCACGCGGTACAAAAGACGATCTTCGGCGCTTCGCTTTTTTTCGCCCTTGCTCTGCATCAAATGCAGCGGGAGCGCGGCGATGGTTCCGGATATAAGTGAGATTGCGTTGTAAACTGCGGAATAGGTGAGGGCGGTTTCTTCGGTGACAGATTCGCCCGAAAGGGATTGAGATCCGGCCAGGTTCCAGAGCGAAGGATTCCACGCCTTCTCATCCGTCAGGGAAAGGTTTTTAATGCCTATGATGGTGTTCTTTACGCGCTGGAAGATATTCAAAACTGCCCCCATCGATGGGAACAGTTTTTCAGAGATTTCTAATTTTGAAAAATAACGGATGGAAGGAAATGGACTATATGGAAAATCTGGACGGTTTTTTAGTCCAATGGCCCAAGTTTTGCCATCATCCTGCAATTTTCAATAGACTCTTTTGGTATTCTAATCACGCCGCGATACTTTTCTGCAACTAAAATTCCGTGGTCTATCCAGAGGTAAATCGTTGACCGGGAAACGTCGAAGTATGTTGCCGCTTCTTCTACTCTCAAAAGGGCTTTATTCGGAAGTTCGCTCATAGTGCCATTCTCTCCTTGATTTGGTCGGATGTTAGTTCGTCGTATGCCGATTTAATGGGTCCCTGCCTGAGCATCGCCCTGCCTACTGCCATAATCAAGGCAACCGCCCCATCGATCCGCTCCGTTGACTTCTCCTTGTCCGGCTTCTTGTTCTCTGCTGCGTCTGTTTTGATCGCAACATTTGACACCATCCAAGACAAGACAGGATTTCCGCCATGTGCAATTTCGCCCGACAGCACCATCTTTTCGACTTCCTTTGTCGGGGCGCTCATAGAGGCGAAGCCTTGCCCGAATTG